GTTCTTGCCACAACTAAAAACGGATTAAACTCTACATTAGATGCAGTCAAATCATTAGGCAATCCAGGAGCAGCCATTGCCGGAGTTGCCGGAGAAGTAGATGGAGTAATCAAAGATATTGCGTCTGGTAATTTTGCATCAGGTATAGGCGACGGCTTAGATGGGGCTTTAAGTGGAATACAGAACTCAGTAGATGCACTTATCAAGTCACCCAGCCTTGATGCTGTAATTGATCAAGCCAAAGGTGTAGCCGCATCTGCATTCAGTGCAATCAAAGCCTCATTCAAGTCATTAGAAGCAGGTGTGCCGCAGAATCTTACTGAGATTGCTAAAAAATCGGCCGAAGATACTATGGCTGCCTCAGAATCAAGCATCAATGAGATAGCATCACAAACAGGTACTTCTATTTTAGGTCAAGGCGGACTAGTTGATGCGGTAGGCGGCGCAGCCGGAGGTCTGTTAAATCAAGCAAAATCTATATTGCCCAATGCAGGTAGTGTTGCTGACAGTTTAGTGAAAGCCAGCACTATTTTAGGCTCGGTAACTGGAAATAACGCTTTAGCATCAGTCACTGGTAAATTATCGGCTGTATCAAAAACTGCAACCACAGTAGCCACTGCATTTGCCAGCCCGTCATCATTATCATCTTCTTTGACATCGGCACAAGGTTTAGCACAGACAGCAAGTAATATTAAATCAGGATTGATATCAACAGTTAATTCTTCAGTAGCAAGCGGTTTGTCTAAACTGCCTGGCGGACAAGGAATGGCTTCTGCTGTGACTAATCTAGCCACTGGGGAATTACCAAGTTTACCGGGTACTGGAACATTGAAGGATGCTATAACAGGATCGTTCAACAAAGCATTGACTGGGGTAGATAATCTCACAAAAGATGCATCAGACTTATTAAGCAAAGCAACAAGTTCAGGAGATGGACTAAAGGGTCTATTATCTGCGGGTCTACCTGCAGGAGCCGCAAGCGAGTTGCAAAGCGCAATGTCCTCATTAGCAAGTCCTGGGTCGGGAATAAAGATACCTAGTGTTGGATTTAACACTACGGATAGAAGCACTATAACACAGGCTGTAACAAGTCAATTGGGTGATCCTGGAATACCGACACCTACATTCGGTGAAATCGATGAAGCCGCAGAAGGCACTATCGATGATATCGAACAACAGGGAAGAGATTATATCGCTGAATCAGATATATTGACAAAAGAAAGATCAGCGGCTGAAGCAAACATTGAAGCGAAACTAGATGCATACCTAACTACGCAGTTTAACTATCCGGCTGGCGACCCTGCTATAGATGAAGCAAGAGATGAGTATTACGCTGCCATCGAAGAATGGGAAACAATAATAGCACAAATTGACGATTTACCTAACCAATATCCTGCTATAGCATCTGCTATAGCATCATCTACAACTCCTAACGTAGCAGGTGGAGATAGTGCTACTGGTATAGGGGCAGCCACATAAAGTAACTAAATACTAATATGTCACAATATGTAGGATTCAGCACTATAGGCGCAAATCAGCCTAAAACAACTAATGCGCCCACCGGCACAGGTGGCGGTGTGGGTTCTATGATAAACCCCATCAATCCTGGTAAAAAGTTTAAATTAACCGATGAAAATTTAGTTATCAGAGATTTTATAAATGCTTTGAACATACGCCAAGGAGAAAAGGTTGGACAACCTAGTTATGGTACTACATTATGGAATTTTGTATTCGAACCTAACACTCCTGACATGCAATTTGCATTAGATAACGAAATCAGACGAGTGGCCAGTCAAGATCCTAGAATATTAATAGATTATGTAAAAGCATACCCTCAAGAAAATGGCATATTGATGGAAGTTCAGATAGGCGTACAACCTTTTAATCAGGCTCTTTTACTCAGCGTCTTTTTCGACAGCAGTACTAATCAAGCCCGTGTACAATCTTAAAAACTCGGTTTTTTAGGTTTGATAAATATTAAATTAGAGATAAACTATGGCTACAAGTTCAAGACAGGCAGCATTATTCGGGGTCAACGATTGGAAAGCAATCTATCAAACTTTTCGTGAGGCCGACTTCCGAAGTTATGATTACGAGACATTACGTAAGAGTTTCATCGACTACCTGCGTGTCTATTATCCAGAAACATATAACGACTACATTGAGAGCAGTGAATTTATCGCATTGCTTGATGTCATGGCGTTCATGGGTCAAGGTCTAGCATTTAGAAATGACTTAAATGCCCGTGAAAATTTTATCGATACAGCAGAACGCCGTGATAGCGTCATCAAACTCGCGAATCTAGTAAGTTACACACCAAAACGCAATCTATGTGCTGAGGGTGTTTTAAAAGTTACTAGCATCACAACTAGCCAAAGCATAACTGATCTAAATGGTGTAAATCTAAGCAATCTTCCTATATTATGGAACGACCCTGCTAACCAAAATTGGTTTGAACAATTCAACACTATCATCAATGCCGCATTAGTAAGCACACAAAGGATAGGACGTCCTGGAAACGTCAGCGACATATTAGGTGTGAACACAGCAGAATATAGTTTGCAGATACCGCAGAATACATTACCGATAGTACCTTTCACTAGCACTATCGATGGACAAACAATGGATTTCGAACTAGTCAGCGTTACTAGCGTTGATGAAGATTATCTATATGAGATACCGCCTGCACCAACAGGACGTTTCAATATGCTTTATAGAAATGATAGACTTGGATTTGCTAGCGCAAATACAGGATATTTCTTTTACTTCAAGCAAGGTATATTGAACAACTATGATTTCGTGTTAGAACAACAGATCGCTAACCAAGCAGTAGACATCAATATTCAAGGTGTCAACAACACAGACACATGGTTGTATCAATTAAATGATAACAACAACACTAGAATTTTATGGGAAAAAGTAGATAACATCTATGCTGATGCTTACCTACAAACAGAGACTAGCAAGAAAAGTATTTTCAGCGTAAACTCACGTTTCAATGACCAAGTAACTTATATTTTCGGTGATGGTGTGTTTAGCAATATACCAGTCGGAACATTCCGTGCTTATGTACGCGCAAGCAATGGCTTGACATATACTATCGATCAGATAGAAATGCAAGGTATCAGCGTTGCCTTCACTTACATCAGCCGCGAAGGTCGTGCAGAAACATTAACGGTTGGCTTGCAATTATCACAGCCAGTAAGCAATGCTCAGGCACGTGAAAGTTTACCAAGTATCAAGCAACGTGCACCAACACGTTACTATACACAAAATCGTATGGTTAATGGTGAAGACTATAACAACTTCCCATATACATTATACAGTTCAATCATTAAATCAAAAGCAATCAATCGCAGTTCGATTGGTGTATCAAAAAATCTTGACTTACTAGATCCTACTGGAAAATACTCAAGCACCAATAGTATAGGTAATGACGGTGGATTATGGATAGATGATAGCAATGCGTACCTAGAATTAAACGTCACTAATGCAAGTAGCATAATCGCTTTCTTGACAGATACATTATCCGGTGCGTTAGCAGAAAATAGAGCAGTTCAATATTATCTCAACGCTACCGGAAACCCTACAAACGACCATTACAAAAGATTTGACATAAGTGAATCGTCAGGTACTGGAACTGTATATTGGAATACAAGTAATGTTAACGGTGATAATGAGAATGGATATTTCTATATCTTAGATAATACCATACAGACTCCTGTGATGATAGGAACTCTTGCCTCTAATAATCTATTGTACGTCACTAAAGGTGCGTTGATAAAATTCATAGCACCGGCAGGATATTATTTTGATAAAAATAATAGATTAGTGCCAGGTATTGCTAGCACAGCAGATAGTACATTTATATGGACTACAGTATTGAATGTTGTAGGAGACGGCAGCAATACAGGTCAAGGCAATTTCAGCAATGGTGTAGGCCCTGTAACATTAAATGGTTATGTTCCTAATGGAGCAATATTAACTACAGTGATTCCATCATTCACTAATTCATTGTCGGTAACTATTATACAACAGGCTATACTACAAATTGAATTACAGAGAGATTTTACATTAGTATTCACTAACAGTGTACCGATCAACCAAGAACGCTGGTCGATCTTAGGAAGCGCATATCCAAATTGGTTTGTTAAGTTTACTAATATTGCAGAGAACAAATGGTCTATATTATTGAGATCAAACCGTTATTATTTCGGCAGCGTAGATGAAACACGATTCACATATGCATTAAATGAATTGGTATATGATCCTTTCAGTGGCAAGATATTACAAGATTACATTAACATGTTAGGTGTTAACACACAACCTAACTCTACTAGTGCTATTGGTAAAGATACAAAAGTTAATATCATAGGACAAACTGTACAAAGTGATGGTTATGTAAATGATTTTGAAGTTGAAGTAGCAAGTTCAGATGTTAATAACAGAGTGCTTGTAGTAAATCCTGACTTCTTCCAAGAGATAACCGGAGTGACTCCGGGTAGTGCAAACATTGGTAAATATGCGTTCTTTGAGTTAGTAGAAGATGCTATAAATCTATCCAGACTACAGTTGTTACCAAGCACAGATGTGATTTATTCTTATGCATTAAAGAGTCAAATTGAAGTTGTGAAATATGATTATCCAGTAGGACAATTGTTCTATGCATACACAGATAATAAATTTTACAAAACAGTACAAGATGTGACTGTGACACAAGCAAGTTATGTATTGGTAGAGCAAACAAAATATAGTGTTAAACCGGGGCGTCAAGGTTTAAGTTATCAGTATCGCCATAATAGCAACAACACTACCCGCATAGATCCGGCAACTACAAACATCATTGATTTGTATGTAGTGACACAAGCATACTACACTCAATATCAGAATTATATACAAGATACTACTGACAGAGTGTTAGAGCCAAGCAGACCTACTATCAATGAGTTGTCTGCGGCATATGGTCAGATTCAAGATTACAAAATGTTGAGTGATAGCGTGGTGTTAAATAGCGTAGTGTTCAAACCGTTGTTTGGACCTAAGGCTTCACCAGCATTACAAGGTACTATCAAAGTGATTAAAACAAGTGATACAACCGCAAGCGATAGCGAGATACGAAGTGCAGTATTGACTGCTATGAATAACTATTTCGATATCAATAATTGGAATTTCGGTGACACATTCTTCTTTTCAGAATTAAGCGCATATCTACATAATGAATGCGGAGAATTAATCAGTTCCGCAGTATTAGTACCAAACGATCCAACACAACCATTTGGGACTCTATATGAGATCAAATGCAGACCATTTGAAATTTTCGTTAACGCGGCAGTGGCTGATAGTATTTTAGTTATATCAGCGTTGACACCTGATCAATTACAAGTAGCATAAGATGACCAGAATAAGAACACTAGATTTTCTACCGGGCATATTTCAGACTGAAACTAATAGTCAGTTTTTGGCCGCAACATTAGACCAATTGGTAAATCCCCCTGTAACAAAAACGATACAAGGTTATGTTGGCAGTAAGTTTGGTTATGGTGTAAACGCTAAAGATTATTACGTCACAGAACCAAACAAGGTTCGTAGAGATTATCAGTTAGAACCGGGCGTAGCATTCTTAAAGAACAATGAAGTAACTGCATATGATTTTATCAGTTATCCAGGTATATTAGATTCTTTAAAATTACAAGGTGCTATCACAAACAACAATAATGATCTGTTTAAGAGCCAATTTTATAGTTGGGATAGTTTCACTAATTTAGACATGATCATCAATTATAGTCAGTATTACTGGCTACCAGATGGTCCTCCCGCCGTAACGGTAGCGGCATCAACAGTATATACGACAAATGATTATCAAGTAACAGCATTACCTAGTGCATATAATATAAGAGCAGAGGGCGCAGGTGCTGGGTCAAATAATCCTACGATAACAATGTTGCGTGGTGGTAGATATACATTCAACGTTAATCAACAAACTCAATTTTGGATTCAAGGTGTTCCAGGCGTAACAGGTTACGACCCAACTCAAACTAATGTGCAGACTAGAGATGTTTACGGTGTCACTAACAACGGAGCAAACAACGGTGTAGTTGTTTTTGATGTACCACAAAAGGATGCACAAAATGAATATAATTTCCCCGGTGATAACACTGTAGGAGTTGTCAGCACATTACCATTCAGTCAAATCAATGGTGCTAGACTTTCAGATATAGGAAGCATCGACGGAGTGACTTCATTGAATGGTAGAACAGTGATGTTCTATAACACTGGCATACAGAATGAAACAGGTTATGTCAGCATATTCTACGACACAACCAGATATGATAGAAATAGAACATTAAATGGTATAAAGACGATAACTGCTACAGCAATAAATGGTCTTGGAAGATTAACAGTAAGTGATACTGCTAACTTAATAGTAGGAAACACATTAACATTTAGCGGAACAAGTTTCGGTGGAATACTACCATATGATCCTAACGTCATCACTCCTAGTGATGCGACATCTATGGTTGTAGGTAAGAAATACTTTATCTATGAATTAGGTAATGTTGATTGGATCGCTGCCGGAGTCAATGAAAATGCAGTATTAGATGCAGAGATAGTAGGAACAGAACTAAGAGTTTATAATACTATTTCTGGAGCATTCAGTATAGGTAATACGTTGAATGGTGCCGGAGTAACAAACGGTACAAAGATAGTTGGCTATGATATGATCGCAACTGCGGCTAATGGTGTGCCAACTTATACAATAGATGTTTCTCAAAATATATCAAGAGACACGATCAATGTTTATGCTATACAATTGGGTAAGATATTTACTTGTGACTCTATACCAGCAACAACTGGATTAGTAGTTGAATATGAACCTACAATCTATTATATCACTGGTATTAATCCTAGCGATAACACCATCACTATATCAGAATCGTTGAATGGTCCTATATTCAGTCCGATATCGGCTGCTTCAGGAACCATGACTGCTTTCATTAATCAAGGTCAATATGAAGAAGGTTTCTATACAGAAGTAAACGATAATTTCTATACGATTATTTTCGAAGGTAATAGAGATGATCCTACATTAAGACTTATCCCTGCAGGATTGATACCTATCGAACAAAAGATCACTGCGTTATACGGTACACAATATGTAGGTCTTAACTTCTTTAAAAATCTAGCCGGCTACATAGAATTAATTCCATATATATCTGCACCTTTAGATACTCTTTATTATCAAGATGGCACTAACCCTAACAGAGTTGGTATAATCAAACTAATTGAAAATAATGAGACTAACGTAATCGACGTAACTAACGATATACTTGGAAAAATAAACTACACTGCTAAAAACGGCGTAGTATTCACCAATGGATTGAAAGTACAATTTAGCGGTGACGTGATTCCTAGAAGTTACTTGGACGGAGAATATTACGTTCAAGGTGTAGGTACAGGAATCGAATTGATCTCAGTAGAAGAATTAGTAGTACCAGAACCTTTCACTACACTAACATCAAGTCCATATGATATATTACCGTATGACATAGGACCATATGACGATAGTTTGAATGTTCCAGAAACACCTGATTACATAACCATAGCAAGAAATTCAATAAACAAGAATGCATGGTCACGTAGCAATCGCTGGTTCCATATTGATGTCATCAATTCCACAGCAGAATACAATAACAATCCTACTATCCCGGATGTTTATGCTACTCCTTTAAACAAAGCAAAAAGACCTATCATTGAATTCTATCCTAATTTGAAGTTATTCAATTCAGGTATCGTTGGTAAAAATAATATAGACTTTATAGATACAAGAACAACCAACGCATTTGACTTTGTTGAAAATCAACAGAATTATTATCCTGATGTACAGACATATACTGAATATGAAGGAACTATTAATCCTAATAATATATCTGTAACACTGTCATCATTATTGCAAGATCAATATTATCAGATCACTAGCCTAGGAACTACAGAGACAGAGACATGGGAATTATTAGGAGCCGAATCACAACAAGACGGTGAATTCGAGACCAATGAAGAATATATCATTACTGATCTAGGCACTACCGATTGGGTAACAATAGGTGGACCAGGATCTTATAGTGTAGGTACTATATTTACTGCACTAACTCCGGGCGATGGTACAGGCAATGGTACAGCATTAAAAACATTATTCCAAGCAACACAAAGTGGTATAGTTAATTCAGATTCATTGACTGCTGGTTTAGAATATTCAATAGTAAGTCTAGGTACTACTCAATGGCAATTGATAGGTAATGCTACGGTCAATTCAGGTTTATTAGTACCCGGTAATGTGTATTTTATATGGGATTTGGGTGTAGGTACTGATTGGAACGTTGTAGCCGGTACTACAGGAGTCACATACAAAGTAGGCGATAAGATAACAGTAGTAAGTGCAGATGTAGGTCTTGGTTCAGCGATGCCGCAAAATTTCGTCGCCACCGGATCCGCTTTCGGTACAGGAACCGCCGTGCAAGGTTCAGGACAAATACTACCAAAGACAGTCACTACAGTCAGTATCGACCCTGATTATGTCACAGGTGTATTCACACAAGGACAATGGATCAATGATTTGATCTTAGGTGAAGAGAGCAGATTACCAGCCGGAACTAGAATTCTTTCTGTAGATACTACTGATCCTTATTTGCTTACTGTATATTGGCCTTTACCTACAGATATCGCATCGGGCACCGGTGCAAGTTTTGTGGCTGCTACAAAGAACAACGCTGACTTACTCTTGTTCCCAGGATCAAGAGTAGTATTTGCCGCAGACGAAAATGAATTAATCAGAAACAAGATTTACACAGTAAACTTTAATACTACCGGATCCGAAACATATCCAGTCATTACACTTACCGAAACATCAGACGGTGATGTTGTTGACGATGATATGTTTGCTGTACAAAGAGGTTTCAACAACATAGGAAAAACTTTCTATTTTAACGGCTTAGATTATGTTCAAGCACAACAAAAACAGACAGTCAATCAAGCACCGTTGTTTGATATCTTTGATGAAAACGGCATAAGTTATGGTGACCAAGTTGTATATAACTCTTCAACATTTGATGGTTGTAAGTTGTTCAACTATAAACTTGGCGTAGGAATCAATGACACGATTTTAGGTTTCCCTATCAGTTTCAGTTCGATCAATAACGTAGGTGATATATCATTCGAAGTATCATTATATACTCAAACATTTGATTATATCGATAACGGAAATTCTATAACATCGACTGTAAAGAATGGTTTTGTATACAATTATTCATCTAGAGTTGATTATGAAAGATTGATCGGCTGGCAGACAGCAGTAGCACCAAGTACACAATATCAATTATTCCAATTTGATTATAAAGCAAACAATCCTGTAACGGTATTAGATCCAGGTGATACTTTTGATTATACTGTGACTGTTAATGTACCACAGTTAAACGTAGATGATACTATATGGCCAAGCCTTGAAGTATACAACAACAATGATATATTGACGTTGGATACTGATTATACTGTGGAAAATACTTCAACATCAACTATAATCACAATCAAGTTAACAGAAGACATTGATACACCTATACAAGTATTGATATTGAGCGATAAGGTAAGCCAAGATGCGTATTATACTATACCTATCAACTTATCAAATAATCCATTCAATGCTGATCCTGCAACTGTAGATATAGGAGATATTCGCGGTCATTATCAATCTATCTATGATAACAATCCAGACACTACCGGAGTAATGTTTGGTCCTAACAATTATCGTGATCTAGGTAACTTAGTGCCATGGGGTAATCGCATTATTCAGAATAGTGCAAGTTTAGTATTACCCGGCGCATTATTAAGAAATCCTAGAAACAACTTATATGATGCTTTGATGTACAACAGTAGAGAGTATATTAAATTTAAGACTCTCTTGATCGATA